TATACGTTGTTGGATATTTGCCCGATTACTTAGACTGCAATCACATACCGCAAACCAATGAATGGCCTATTGCACAGATTGATGGCACAGATAAGCTACGTAAGGCCGTAGAGCATCCCGAAATAAGCGATGAGTTCATCCTGTTTCACGATGACATGTATTTATTAGAGTCTTACCAGCCAACCCAGTATCATCACGGATGGCTATCAGATAAGTATGATAATTTAGGGGATTGCAAGCGCAAAAATTGTATTCGCATCACATTAAAATATTTAGGTCAAGGCCGAAACTATGAGCTTCATTTCCCTATGCCTATGATTAAGTCAGAGGTGCAGGAAATGCTTAGCACGTACCGATGGAAGTATGGTATTGTGTATTATTCCCTTTACGCCAATTTATACGATTCATTCGCAAAAGAGGATCGTAAGGATTGTAAGATCATGCACCAAAAAGTAACAGAATCCGATATTAAGGGCCAGCGATGCTTTAGTACACAATCGGAGGGCAATCATTTAAAAGAACTTATGGAAACGATATATCCGAAGCCTTCAGTATACGAAGTGTATTAACTTGTGTATCAGTGTATTAGTATTTATATTTAAGCAACTAAAAAAATAAGCCAATACGTTATCTATGAAGATTAAAGTCAGCATCAACGGAGAAACACACGAAGTAGAGCAATCCGACATTGAGCTACCTGAAAATGTAAATTTCATTTCTCCCGACAATGTCCCTGATGGTTATTTTACGGAAGAAACCGTAAATACTATGATAAAGGACAACGTTAATAAAACAGAAAAAAGACTATTCAATGATGAGGAGCACAAAAGAAAGGTATTAACCAGCGAGGGAATTGTTCTTGACGAAGAAGGTAATCCAAAGGGGCTTGAACCAGCAGAAGATATTGATAAGGCAGTTGAGCAAGCCGTTTCGCAAAGAGATAAAAAACATAACCAAGAGAAGGAAGAACTAAGGAAAAAATTAAGAACACGTGATGAGGCTGTTATTGAGAACTCTATCATGTCAGCCGTTAAGGGCGAATATGATGAAACTTGGACACAGTCATTCGATGGGGAAAAACCTCTTGTTATCGAAAAATTTAAAAGCCGTATCGGTGTTGACGATGACGGCCAGCCGTATGTAAAAAATGATAATGGCAGTAAGATGTACAAAGGCGATGGGGTGATGCGACCGCAAGATTATTTGTTAGACGAAAAGTTTAGTGCTCTTATGAAAGACAAACGGCAGAAAGGATCTAATTTCCAGAATGGTTCTAAAGGTAACGGCAATTCAGCAACGGGCAATCCGCGCAATTGGGATCTAAAAAAGAAAAACGAATTTATTGATAAGAACGGACGCGAAGAATACAAGAAGCTATTAGACGAGAACAAGAATTGATCAATAGTATTTTATTCATTATCTTTAATTGAGCTTAGTACTCATTCTAAGTTCATGAGCTGATACTGTTACTGGATCAGAAGAAAACCAGACGGCCTTCCTACAGCGGGGCAAAGTCTAATGAGACGCTAACCAAAGACTAATTAAACCCGCAAACAATGGCATTTAAGATATACGAAGACCAGTTTTATTCTGGAATGTACGAGATCGTGCAGCAAAATTCAGAAGCATTTAACGCTGCATCAAACAATACGATGAATATTATTCCCCGTGAACACATCGGCGACTTCTCTAAGGAAGCATTTTTCACCGAAGAAGATAACGTTGTAACACGGCGCGACATCACATCGAGTGCTGATGGAACAGCAACCGAGCTTGATTCCGATGAAGAAATCGGCATGAAGCTATACCGGCGCTTCCAGTGGGAGAAGAAACTCACTGATATTAAGCGTATCGGATATAATGAGCAGGAATACTCTTTTGTTGTAGGCCAGCAGACAGCTGCTTATAAGATGAAAGAGATGCTTAATACGGCACTATTAGCACTAACCACCGTACTGGCTAAATCTGCTAATAACTATCTCGATATTACGGGTGATAGCCCTAATACACTCAACTATGATGCGCTGCCTGAACTGTTAATGAAGTTCGGCGACCGTGCAGGCCGTTTGGGTCATTTTGTTGGACACTCAAAACCGCTGTTCAACCTGATGGGCGACTCCTTCAATACACAAACCGATAACGTGGCTGGATTTGCTCTTAATACGGGTGAATTTCCAATCTTAGGACGTAGCTTGGCAACTACTGACTCTCCTGAATTGGTTGTAGCAGACGGTATTAGTTCTGGCGTAGATTCTTATCGGACACTTGTCCTTGCAGGTGGAGCTATCCGACTGGAAGAAAGCGAGCCTGAGCAGGTAGTACAAGAGACCGTAACTGGAAAGGAAAACCTTATTGTCCGCACACAGGGCGAATTTGGGTACACCTTGAAAGTGAAGGGCTTTAAGTACACTGATACGGGCGCTAATCCTGATGATTCTGCACTTGGAACCGCTGGAAACTGGACACAAGTTGCTTCAGATACCAAGAACACTCCTGGTGTATTCATTGAGACTGCATGATACTCATCTATGTAGATAACAAGAACTTGGACAAGGTAACTGATTTCGTGGAGTCCTTAGGGGATAAGCGATTCAGTTACCGCAATCCAAGGTATTTTAAGAAGCCGGAGGACGTAGATGGCGTGTATATACAAGGCGATTGGCCTGACGTTGAAGCTGCTTATGATAATGTTATAGGTGTTTCCGGTAATGATTATCCAACATCAACTGACTATACCGTTCGTGAAGCGCGTGAATTGGCTTCTGATATGACCGATGAGCAGTTGAAACGATTTATCCAAGGTGATGATCGCAAAACGATACAAAAGCTAATATGATATGGCTGATTTTTTTGATACTTCTGCACAATCAGACCTTGACCTTTTGCATAGCTCCATACGTAATCACAGCGAGCTTGACAACGTAGTTGACAGGGTGGAACACAATGTCATTGATCACTATAAGCAGCGTAAGCAAGTATATCATACCGTAACCGGGAAAGAGAATCTATACGGCACGTCCCGCGAAATAGAAGTAATGCTATTGGGATATGATGAACAAACGCCTGTAGATTCTGATGCTGACCTGAAAGAGGCACTTAAATATACGATTGCCGACATCGTAAGCTATGTATTGCGAACATACGATAGGCAAAGCGGTGTGGAAAGTATTCAGCAAGGCAAACGGTCTATTACTTATAGAAGGGCTGCTTCCGATAGCAGGTCGTGGCAAGATGGCTGGTCGTTACCGCTGCGTAATTTTGATGAAAGGACACCGCTTTATGGAATTTGAACAGTTTCAAACGGCAACTGCAACCTTAAAGAAGATCACAACTGATTATACAGGTGATGAAACAGTGAGTGCAACGTATAGCGTAAATATTGACCCTGTATTCGGATGGAAGCGAGTGTTTACCGATGATAGCGAAGTCATCGAAGGGCAATCAACGATAATGACAAGCGACACCTTAGAGGCTGATTTTGATTTTACGCATCGCAAATGGAAACTCGAATATAACAATCACGAATATCAAATAGAACGACCGATACCATTTTACACAATAGGAACACAAACGCTTGAACATATTGAGGTGGTATTGCGGTGAGTTGGAAAAATTGGCGTGGCAAAGAATTACGCGGATTGGCAGAGCAAAAAGCTAGCGAGGCTCTGTATAAGGCAGCACAGGCTACGGGTGCGGTTAGTGATCAACAAGTGCCCCATGATGAAGGTACGTTGCAGAACTCAAAGTTTATTGCTGTCAATCCAAACAACAAGCTTGAAGTGGTTATCAGCTATGGGGGTGGGCAAGGTACGGGTTATCCGCGTGTTCCGTACGCTGTGAGGTGGCATGAAAATGCTGCTAACTTTCAAAAAGGACGGAAAAAGAATTATCTGCGAGATCCGATTAAGAACTTTGCGCCGAAAGCAGTTAAAAAAGAACTCCAAAAAGCAATGAAGTCATTATGATACGAGCATCTTACAAACGAAAATGGCGTGGCAACTGGTATGAAAAGGACGAAATGATACCAGCCAATGAGAAGCAGGAATACCGTATGGTGAAGGCAGGGCAAGCGTACTATGACGTATTGCCTGACAAGCCCACAATGGATTGCCTGAAAAGCGAAATACAGGACTATCTCGAAGCAGAGCAGATAGACTATAGCGAATCAATGACAAAAGCTGAACTATTGGAGCTTGTAGATGGTAGCTAAGGGGATTGCAGAACATATCGACTCTGTGGGTATTGCAACGCTGGGAACGGATCTAACGATTCGCGTAATGCCTAAAAGCCCTGACGATATGATATGCCTTTTTGATGAAGCAGGAGCTAACGTACTGCAAGAGGCGCATACTTTTGATGAAGATATGTTTGGCGTGCAGGTTATGACACGCGGTAGCTATGACTTTGCACATAGTAAGATATTAGAGATACACCGCGAACTAACAAATATCACAGGAACATTTGACGGCATTGAAATACGACAAACAACAATACAAACATCTCCATCTTATGTTGATAATGATAGTGATGGTCGAGCAATTTACAGTGCTCACTATGATTTTCATTGTAAGATAGGATCTAATACTAACCGAAAAGCATAATATTATGGCTAACGAACGAAGAGTTGCTGGTTTTTCAATCAGCGATGGCACAAACGACATAGGACGCATCTTGGGGTATACTATATCAATGAAGATATCCGAAGAAGAAGTTTCTGGATTAGGTGACACGGTAGGCGATCCGCCTATTATATCCGAGCAGTACTTGGCTACTTCTGTAGGTAAGACGGCTAAACTCAATGGTATTTCTATCATTGATGATAGCGGGCAATCTGCTGTGGAAACGGCTGCCGACACAGGTGATACAATGACCCTTGAATATCGGTATGATGACGGTTCAGGGTATGACTTGACGGGCTTCTTTACGAGCCACGAGAAGACAGGATCAAAGCCGGATACCGAGAAATTTTCAGCCGAGTTCCGCGTCAATAATAAAACTTCAGCAGCAGCTTCCTAATATGAGTAATACAGAAACCTTAGACAAGGCAGTCCAGGAGTACAAGCAGGATCAGCAAGAAGCCCTAATCATTGACTTTGATGAGGCCGTTGCAGAAGAACGTGCCAACGCGATCATTGTCAAGTTTGACGGGCAAGAGTTCGAGCTACCCCCGAAGGCTCCGGCATGGCTTCCGCTGTTCATTAATCGACACGGGCAAGGCAAGGATAACGAACTCTCTGATAAGCACAATCTGGAAATGATTGAGCGCTTGTTAGGGAAAGAGTTTGCAAGTAAGATCGTAAACGAAGATCACAACTTTGTCTCTTTCGAGTCGGTCAATGACAAAATCCTTCAACCTGTGATGCAGCATTGGGGGTTTTCAGAAGCGGGAAACGTAAAAAAGCCCAAGAAGACCCCCGCGTCTTAAACTGGGGGTGGGGCAGCTTAGAGGCTGACTTCCAACGCTTCTATGGGTTAAATTTGAATCAGAAAGTATTTAGCGAAGGTATGACCATGCGTAGACTGTTGGTATTAATTCGAGGATTGCCCGCCGATTCGGCTTGGGCTTATTTCCTTGATGACGACACGAACAGAGACGCGGCATCCTTTGACTTGCAAAACATTACGGAGGTATAGATGGCATTCGCTGTCGGGCAGGTTAGCGCAACAATTACAGCAGATCAGAAGCCTTTCAATAGGGCTATGAGAGACGTGCGTAAGCGCGGGGCGCAAGTAGCATCTGACGTACAAAAGCAGTTCCGTAACGTAGGCCGCAGGATGCAATCGGTAGGAGCTAAATTAACGGCTGGACTTACCTTGCCTCTTATTGGTGCAGGTGGTATGGCACTTAAAACAGCTGCTGACTATGAAAGGTTGCAGGTTCAACTAAGTACACTTGCTGGATCGGCTGAGGCAGGAGCGAAAGCATTTAAACAATTGCAAGAGTTTTCTGCTGGTACTCCTTTCCAAATGAAAGACCTTGTCCGTGCTAATAATATATTGGTTGGCATGGGGCAAACGATGGGAGATGCTTTTGACAACATACAGATGTTAGGTGATGTTGCCTCTGCGACAGGGGCAAATATAAGTGAATTGGCCGTTACATTCGGACAGGCTTCTGCCGAAGGGAAGCTAATGACCCGTGATATTAGAGAGTTTATCAGTCGCGGTGTTCCCTTGACAAAGCTA